GGGGGGGGGGGTGTACATTCATCACCTTGAATACAGTGAATAACGGCATCCTTGATGCCGTCGAAGTCGGCCTGGATTGGGCCGAGCGCCAGCAGAGAGCTCAGTGATATGGTCTTCTGAGTTCCGCAGCATTGGTCCAACCGCTTCGTCGGAAGGATGTAGAAGGTCCAGTCATCGAGCACCAGCGGGTCGGCCTTCTCACGGTCAGTCTGAGCATATAAACAGAAGACGTATAGGTCGGACTGCCGCTTCAGCTCCCCGTAGTAGCCGAGCTTCGGGTCCCATGCCCTGGCAGGGCGTATGCTGAAAACGATACTGGAGGGATGGTCCTGCTCCCACGACTGGAGGTAGGCGGAGCTTTTGACCTCTATCCGCACCTCTCTCCTGAGTTCGTTCCCGCAGCACCATTCAAACGGAAAGGAGACATCGTAGGGCCCCCAGTCTACCCTGGTTCCAGACAGGTCCAGGTCGAGAGCTGCCGAGACGATGAACTCGCTGAAGGACCCCCTCTCGGTATTGATGAGAAGGTCAGAGGAGTTCCAGGCCCAGTAGTCCCCTAGAAGGTGGCCTATTGGCATACCGTTGAACTCTATGTGCTCATCGCCGGTTCGCTGCTTCCCCATAGCTACCCCCCTCTCTTTCCGAAGTCGATGTGGATGACCTTACCGCCGGAGGCTATCAGACCGCCGTGGCTTTTTCTTCATTCTGGATGGACTGAACCACGATCCGCTGCTCCGGCGTCATGTAGCGGTCGAGCAAGGACCAGATGACTCTGCGGTCATCGGTGCTTGCCTTGGAGTAGCACGACACCAGGACGGTAACGTCCGGCGACGGCCGCTGCTTGGCTGGAGGGTCTATCCCCACCAGGTCATTGAGGGAAACGCCGAGTATGTCGGCTATCTCCACGGTTGTCTCGATATTTGGGGTCCGGTTCCCGGAGACATATCGGGACACTGTGACCTCGGTGGTTTTCAGCTTCTCAGCCAAGGAGCGCTGTGTCATTCCTCGCTTATCGAGCAGATCCTTCAGTCGCTGGGCAAAGATTTCTCTGGAATACATGGTGGCACCTCCAGAAGTAGATTACTTACCGATTTTATAGCTTACTTGCCGGAATGTAAATTAAACTGACCAAATTTATAAAAAACCTATTGACAATTACCGTTATGGTAAGTAGAATGAAGATAACGAAGGGAGGTGAGCCGATGAACCAGCTCGAACTTGAATATGCCCGCAAGCGTAAGAATAAGACGAAGGCGGATATGGCAGCCGCCATCGGCAAGTCCGTAGTCTCCTACGCAAAGAAGGAGCGGGGCGATGTGAAGTTTAGCGACGAGGAGAAAATCATCGTTGCTAGGGAGCTCGACCTGACCAGCGAACAGGTGAACTCTATTTTTTTTGACAGCAGCTTACCGGAACGGTAAGTGTGGGTACAGTGCTTTCCGATGAGTAAATTGTACCCCAGAAGGGAGGAAAACAAAATGGGACGCTACCCCACGAAAGCGGCCGGAAATCGGTATTACGAGTCCAGGAAAAACGCCGCCGAACATGATGAGCGCCTGACAAGCAGAGAGGCGGCCGGAGAGCTGCTTGGTGTTTCCTGGTCCAGCTTGGCCGATTATGAGCGGGGGCTTACCAAGGTTCCGGTGGATGTTGTTTGCCGGATGGCGGACTTGTATAAGGACCCCTCCCTCCTGAACTGGTATTGCTGCAAGGAATGTCCCATCTGCCGGAATGACCAGTTGGCTACCGAGATGGATGACATTCGAGGGATTGCCCTCCGCCTTCTGGTAGATGGCGACACGGACACCATCACCCAGGAAATAGCGGAGATCGCCAAGGACGGCATCATCAGCGAAGCAGAGAGGCCGAAGATGCAGGAGGCCATGCGGAAGCTGGAGGAGGTCGGCAAGCTCATCAGCGAACTCCAGCTCTATTGCCAGAAGTATCTCGATGAGGATGACGGCGATGAGCAGAATTGAGGAGCTGTGGGAAATTCTCAAAGAGTACGGGATTAAGACCCCGGAACAGTTTATGGAGGCGTATAGAAGATGTCCGAAGATAGACATTACCCCGTTCGTCGCAGCCGAAGGCGGCGGCATCGCAGAAGAAGATACTGTGGCGCCGGCATCGTGATGGCCGCAGCCGTAGTCATGGTCACCGGAGTAGTGGCCTGTACCATGCCGGCTGAAGATACGCAGCCACAGGAAATCCAACTCCCCACCCCGGTCGTTGCCATTGCGCTGGACAGCCTGGAGCCGTCTGCCATCCAGACCTGGGAGGAGGACCCCAACGAGTCCGAGAAAATCGAGCAGGCCCTGGTTGAGCAGGGATATTTCCGGGATGATGTTCCGCTGTCGTATGAGGAGCAAGACTTCCTTCACACCGCTTGCCAGGAGAGCGGCGTCCCTTATGCACTCGCACTGGCGGTCATTGAAAGGGAGACTGGCTTCAGAAATGTAGTCGGAGACGACGGTGCCTCCTGCGGATATATGCAGGTTCAGGAAAGATGGCACTGGGATCGCATGGAACGCCTTGGTGTGACGGACTTGATGCACCCGTTCGGCAACTTCAGGGTGGGCTGCGATTACCTGGCGGAGCTCCTGGAGAAATACCCCACGCAGGAAGCTCTGACCGCCTACAACAGCGGGAGCCCAGGCTACAACCAGTACAGCTACGATGTGATGGACAACTACGAGAAGTGGAAGGAGCTGGTGGGCGATGATGTCAGCGGTATCAAGGGCTGAGGCACGACTCGGCATCCGGGTCCCGGACGACCTGCTGGAGCGGGCGGAGAAGCTCACCGACCGGAAGATGGAGGTCAAAAACCTCCCGCCGGACTACCGGGAGCTGCTTCTGGAGGATGTCATCGTAGAGACCTGCATGATGGAGGCCATCAATGGGAGGTGTTCGGAATGTGTGAAATCTGCATGAGGACGCCGTGTGACCCCCGGTGCCCGAACGCACCGGACCCCCCGGCAATTTACACCTGCAAGCACTGTGGTGAGCCCATCGTCCCAGGGGACGAGTTCTACGAGGTGGACGGAGACTACTATCACGATGATTGCTTCACGGACTGCGCCGCTGACATCCTGGTCAGCCGGTTCGGGGCCGTGAAGGGCGTGGCAGAGGAGGAGCGATGGTGAAGATCCCAGAGTTCCCTGAGCTGTCCTTCGATGAGTCCACCCACATCTACCGCCTGAACGGGGCGGAGCTTCCCAGCGTCACCACCGTGATGAAACCGCTGAGTTCCGAGGTCTACGGTGGTGTGGACGAGTGGGTGATGGAACGGGCTGCCGGTCGAGGCACGGCCGTCCATAACGCCATAGAGAACTGGTCGTTGTACGGTATCGAAGACATCGCCCCGGAGTACCGGGGCTATTTCGACGGCTTCCTGGCGTGGGTCCAGGAAATGAAGCCGGAGGTCCTGGGGAACGAGTGCCGCCTATACCACAAGTCGCTCAGGTATGCCGGAACCGCAGACCTCCCCTGCATCGTGAAGGGGAAGACGGTGATGGTGGATGTGAAGACCACCTCTCAGCTCCTGGAGATGCTGGCAAGGGTGCAGCTCGAAGCCTATGTGAAAGGCTTTGAGAGCCACGGAGTCCAGTTCGACGGGAAGGCCATCCTCCATCTTCGGAGGGATGGCACATACAAGTTTGAGCCCTATCCGCTCAGAGACCCGGATGCCTGGAGGGTGTTCGGTGCGCTGCTGACGGTCAATGGCTATATTCAGAAATTCAAGAACAGGTAAGGAGGTTCTGAGATGAAGAACAACGCTGCTGTCCAGGAAGCGCCGGAGACCGTGGTCGCCGTGCTTCCCACTAAGCCCAGCTCTGTCTCCCCCAGGGAGGAAGAGCTGGAGAACGAGGTCTCGGAAATCGAGGCCATGGCCCAGGCTGTATCTATCAACAGCGACCAGGACTATGAGGCTGCCGGCCAGTTCGGTGTCCTGCTGAAGAAGAAGGCCGCCGAGGTCACGGAGTTCTTCAAGCCGCTGAAGGACTCGGCCTACAAAGCGCACAAGGCCATCTGCGATCGGGAGAAGGAGATGCTTACCCCGCTGCGGAACGCCGAGAAGACCCTGAAGAAGACCATGGGCGACTACGCCATGGAGCAGGAGCGCAAGCGCCGGGAGGCGGAAGAGGCTGCCCGCCGGGCGGCCGAGGAAGAGTCTCGCAGGAAGCTGGAAGAGGCGGCCCGCTTGGAGAGCGAGGGGGATGCCGTCGGGGCTGAGGCGGCCCTCCAGGACGCCGAGATCAGCGAGGATGTCAGCCGGATGGTCTATGTCCCCGGAGGGGCACCAAAGGCCAAGGGTGTGTCCGCCTCGAAGGATTGGGAGATCGTCAGCATCAACAGCAAGGATGTCCCCCTGTCCGTGAGCGGTGTGGAGATCCGCCCGGTTGATAAGGCTGCTGTCATGCGCCTCATCCGGGCAAGCAAGGGCACCATCCAGATTCCCGGCATCGTGTACCGTGAAGTAGCCAAGATGAGCTTTAGCAGGAGGGGCTGACATGAACAACTCGCTTATGAAAATCACCTATGAGACCTCCCTGGGCACCGTTGACCTGGACTTCCAGACGGTCAAGAACTACCTGGTGCGGGGACAGGCCGACAAGATTACGGACCAGGAGGTCATCCTCTTCATGAAGACCTGCCAGGCCCAAAAGCTGAACCCGTTCGCCCAGGGCGAGGCATACCTCATCAAGTTCGGAAGTGACCCCGCTCAGATGGTGGTGGGCAAGGATGCCTATATGCGCCGGGCAGAGGAGAACCCGACCTACCGGGGCCACAAGTCCGGCATCGTCGTCCTCCGTGGGGAGCAGGTCATCCAGAAAGAAGGGACCTGCCTCTACCCCGGCGAGACCCTGCTGGGCGGCTGGTGCCGGGTCCACCGCACCAGAAACGGCGGCTCCGAGGAGGAGGTCTTCAAGGAAGTCTCCCTGAAGGAATACGACAAGGGACAGGCGAACTGGAAGACCAAGCCCTGCACCATGATTGAGAAGGTGGCTGTCTCCCAGGCGCTCCGTGCGGCGTTCCCCAAGGACTATGAGGGTATGTATGTGGCCGAGGAGGTTTCCGAACAGGGGTACACCGACGACGAGTACGAGAACATGGGAACGGTCAATGGTGAAGAGCCCATTGACA